TCTCCTGTCATCAATATCATTGTTGATGCAATTGTTCCCACCACAAGTGAAGTAGTTTCATCGACCTACCAGGTTGGTATCTATGAGTTGAACTCCAGTAATGCAATAACCAAGGTGATTGCGCGCAAAAACTACACTGCAACTGCTGCAACTGCTATAGTTCGCAGGTACGTAGATTTAGATTCTGAAGTTGTTCTAGTTGCCGGAACTCGCTACGCTATTACCCATACTTGTACTAGTGGTACTTCTACTACTCCTTCTGGTCTATGCAACACCTCTGCTTTAGACCTGGGTGGCCCAACTTCGTACTCCGGCTATGTAGCATTCGCAAGTAATGCTCCGGCAGTAGGATTGACCGCTGGAGATTCGGGTAATGGTCTTTACTGCATTGGCTTTACTTGGAGAGATCCACAAAGTGGCGTTGATGGGCAAATGGTCAACGCGCTATCATTGCTCAGTGACGTAGATATCACCACTGTTCCTCCAGTCAATGGTCAGTACCTGGCCTACAATACAACCACTGGTAAGTTTGTTCCAGGTGGAAGCGTTGGTAACAACAGTCTACCCGATCCAACAGTGGCTCCAGGTCAGTCGCTTCGTTCCAAACTCGATGGTACTGGTTATGAGCTGGTAAACAACCCCTCAGTTGGTCCTGCTGTTTTTGGTTCACACCGTTACTGGGCTTTCTTCCCAACCGGTTGGCAGGGAACTACTGATCCAGGCAACTTCACGACCATTCACGAAATTCAGTTCCGTGGAACTCCAGGGGGTGCTCGTATTGTTGGCGGCACACCAAGGGCCAGCAGTACCTACTCCACTGATAATCCAGTTTCCAAGGCATTCGATAACTCAAATACCACTTACTGGGAAAGCAATAATGAAGCCGCTGGCGTGGGCTATATTGGTTATGACTTTGGTGCATCTAACTTGGTTTCGATCAACGAGATTTCGATCACAGTTGGAACGGATTATCCAGGTGAACGACCTACCCGAGGTTACGTTGCTTGGTCGGATAACGGCACGGTTTGGAATACTGCTTGGGAAATTCCCAAGTGGACCTTTAGCAGTCAGACCGCAACGTCGTCGGTTGTTCTAACCAACCCTCGATATGCTGCGAATGTGGTTCCATCTGTTGGTGCTGTGGGCGTTACCACTATCAGTACAGATGCCGCTGCTACTCTAACTTTTGGATCCACCAAGTCCACGGTTCGTCATACAGGAACACTAACCGCTGACCGAACTTTGACTCTATCTACTGTTGCACAGGAAGGTGCCAAGTTCCGCGTTACCCGTACTGGCTCCGGTGCGTTCAACCTTTCTGTCGGTGGTTTGAAGAACCTGGTGCAGAATAGCTGGTGTGATGTTGAATGGAACGCAGGCACCAATGCTTGGATCCTTACCGCAGCAGGAACGCTATAATGGCTAAATATCCGGTAACCCTTGTGGGAGATCGGATAATGGCTTCGAGAAAAAAGAAGAATAATAGCCTGGCTCTAGGAGATCTAGACCAGGCGGAAACCTGGTTGAACAGGACCTGGCGTCCCGCGGCGGCAGTAGTCTATCTCATAATCTGCTTGTTTGATTTTGTGGTCGCCCCTGCATTTATGGGATTCAAAGGCTCCAACATTGCTATGATGGCAGCAAGTCTCAAAGGTCTTGATCCAGCGGTTGCAATCGCGATTGTGCAGAACAAAACACCATGGGTGCCACTTACCATGCAAGGAAGTGGGCTTTTCCATGTGGCATTTGGTGCAATCTTGGGTGTTGCAGCTTGGACCCGAGGTAACGCACAGATTGAACAGATTCGTCAAACCGGAGAAAGTGATCGTTCACCTAACACTCCTGTGATGATGCCAACCTACTATCTCCCAACTGCAATGGCTCCACAGCAGCCACAGTCAATGCCGGTAACTCAGGTAAATCTCAATGGCGCTCCAGCGGACGCTACTGTGACCCAGACTACTGCACCTGTGGATAATCCTGATGCGGAACCAGATAAGTATTAACATGACGGAAATTCCTCTCTACATTCGTCTTAAAACGAGTTCGCCTCTTTCCAAAGAAGAGGCGATCGCGTGGTACCAGTGTGTTAAGAACAACGCTCCTAGCGGCGTGCTAGCAAGCGTTCAGACTACCAATCCTCAAGGTGATCCCGACGTGGTCTTTATGGTTCATAAAGAAACCAATGGCGGTGTCCACTTCTATGAAATTCCTCTAACTCGTGACCTCACCAATGAGGAAACGATGACTATTGAAGAAGCATATCCCGAGGGCGAAATAGAAACTAGTTCTGAAGACGTAATAGCCGCGCGTCAAGGCCCAGCTGACGCTGTTGTAATGGAAGAGGACGATTACAACCACCTTTGTGAAACGCTGGCAAAACACCAACACCAACGCTGGTACGAGGCACGTTCTTTGGCCGGTTGGTCATTTGGTCTAACTGTTAACGAATCAAATAAGAAACATCCACTTATGCGCCCTTGGGAACAACTACCCGAAAACTATCGCAAAGTTGATTATGAATTGCCACACCTATTCATGAGTATGCTCGCAGAACAAGGCTATGCTGTTGTTTCTCGCAGCGAGCTAACCAAGTGGCTCAATAAAAAGGATTAAGAGGGCGATGGCAAAACCCATTGACATCGTCCTCCGTCTCATGGATCCTGCAGAAGATCATGCAGCCGTGATACGAGAAGCATGGAACTCCGACAATGAGGAGTTCTTTATTGGCCTTGACCTTGCACTCAATCCCTCACTGGACTTTGGTCTTGATCGTGTTCCCGGCTTACCCGATGATGACACTGATCCCGGTACACTGACATTCAGTTCATTCTACAAGTTGGCAATGGGACTTGCCCACGAAAACCCCAACAAGGATGATGCCCAGCAGTTTGTTGAAGATGCTGCGCTTTCTGCCAATGCGCAGGAGTGGAACTTCTGGTATCGCAGGATTCTACTAAAATCCTTGACAAAACATCTCCCCATGGAAACCATCCAGACTGAGCTAATGCGCTTGACTTCGGAATAAGTGGTGCTATCTATCCTCGAGTAGATCGAAACACTTGGAGGTCAAATGCAGGACGTGGAACTATTTGATGCGGTAACCGCAGCACAGGACATCTTGTCCGGCGATCGGGAACCCACAGAGGAAGTGCTTGTTCACATTCTCTCCGAGTCTTCGGATCAGTACCACAACGGCGACGGCGAAAGCTTTCTCACCGACTTCCAGTATGATGAGCTGGAAAAGATGCTCCGTGCGCTCAACCCCCAGAACAAGTTTTTGACCACTGTTGGTTCGGATGTGCGTGGCGGCAAGATTGACCTGCCCCATCCAATGGGCTCACTTGACCAGTGCTACGAGGGCGAAACAATCAAGTGGGTCCAGGCAAACGGCTGGGAGGATGAGCTGTTTGTTCTCTCCGACAAGCAAGACGGTACCTCTGCACTCAACTGCCACGGGAAGAGTGGCGACCTGCGCATCGCATATTCGCGCGGCAACGGCTTCAAGGGCGCCGACATCACGCGTCATATGAAGCGCATTGAGCGTATGCCACGTTCCCTGGACGTCATGAATCTTGCCGGGTACGATGTGCGTCTCGAAGTCATCATGGAAGACGCTGTCTTCGACAGCATGAAAGCACGTGCCGAGGCAGAAGGCGGCCGTGTATATAAGAATGCGCGCAACTATGTTGCAGGTCGCATGAATGCCAGTGAGAGCCCACAAGACTTCTACGAGAACGTCAAGGTGGTTGCGACCAGCATTGTAAGTCCCAAGATGGGCAAGCTGGCGCAGTTCAAGGCCCTGGAAAATGCAGGTTATGAGGTTACCCCATATATTACTGCAAAGGGGCGTGAACTCACTGATGAGTTTCTGATCAAGCATCTCACCGATCGCCGGAGCGGTCCCAACAAGTCCAAGACGGCACTTGATGGTATCGTCATCGATCTCGACAATCCGGAGATTCGGGCAAGCCTGCGCCGCAACAGTTCTTCGATCAACCCCATGTACTCTCGCAAGTTCAAGGTCGGTGGCGAGGACAACGTAGCAATTGCTGAAGTGGTCAAGGTACACTGGAACCCCAGCAAGTCGGGCTACTTGAAGCCGCGCGTGGAGATCAAGCCGGTGGATCTGGTTGGTGTGACGATCACTTTTGCCACTGGGTTCAATGCCAAGTTCATCAAGGAAAAGATGATCGGTCCCGGCGCCAAGATCCAGATCACTCGCTCCGGCGACGTTATCCCGTTCATCCAGAAGGTCGTTGAACCCGCGGCACAGTGGCAGGAGCCCACCGAGGCCGAGTTCGGTGCGCTTACTTGGACCGATGGCGACGTGGATCTCTACATGCTGGATCCTAGCCAGAACCGCCAGGTGCAGCTGGAAGTCATCAACGCAATGTTTGGTTCTACTGGTCTCGATGTTCCGCACTTGCGCGAAGGCAGCATCGAGAAGCTCTACGACGCGGGGCTCAAGACTCCAGCTTCCATTATTCTCGCTGATGAAGCAACGCTGAAGTCTGCTGCCGGTGACAGCGCGGGCGCCAAGATCTACAATGGCTTGAAGCTCAAGCTGGGTAATGTGGAGCTTGGCATCCTTGCAGGCTCAAGCAACCTGATGGGTCGTGGCATTGGTCGCCGGAAAATGACCAAGCTTTGCGAGGCATTGGGCAACGAGGTCGTCCTGACCGAGTTTGCAGGTGTTGAACTGGCAAAGCAGATCAGCGCGCTGGAAGGCTTTGGTGACATCATTGCCCGCACGATCGTGGAAAACCTCAACACTTTCCGGGCATTCCTGGCACAGATTGAGGGCCACTACACCTTGGTTGCTCCCAAGGAAAAGGTTGTTGGCGGCGATCTCGAAGGCATTACGGTGGTATTCACCGGTATCCGAGACAAGGAACTGGAAGCCAAGATCACTGCGCGGTCAGGAACGATTGGTTCTTCTGTAAACAAGAACACCACGTACTTGGTCGCCAAGGATCCAACGGGCAATTCCAGCAAGCTAGTCAAGGCGCGCGATCTTATCGGCGCCGAGAACGTGATCAGCATTACCAAGGCAAAGGAGCTCTGGGGCTAATGAGTACTGGTGGATTTAACCCAATCGCAGGCATCGGATTGACACCGCAGTTTCGTGATCCAGGCGAGAAGCGTTTTTCGTCTTCCGACTGCCTGCAGGCATTGATGGACCGCATCAAGGATGAGCCTGAACTGGTACGTAACCAGTTTAATATTGTCTCTAAGGACGAGTCCAACGAGATGCATACCAAGTTCTGGCCGGCGATCTTCGATGCCGACAACTGGACGCGCATTTCCACTCATCGTCCCACACATGACGACGAGGGCAATTCACTAGGTGGTACCAACCGCGAGGTTCGTGAATACGAAAACGACTTCTGGGCCGACGAGCGAAAGCACCTTGTTGGTACAGTAACCACCGAGTTCGGCAATGTTGTCGACATCAAAGTGGTCGCCCGCTGGTGAGCCGTCGCTTTCCCCGTCCCAAGGACGCGCCCTATGGTCTCATGGATACCAATAGTGATGTGACCATCCGTCACCCTGATGGACGGCCCATGACGCAAGCGGAGATCACCAAGATGGCCGCTGACGCCAAGGCGGAAAGTGATGCCTGGGAAGCGGCTGACGAACAGGGTCAGCGAGATATTCTCGACAAAATGACCGGCGGAATGTTCAGCAAACTGTTCTAAGAGTTGCCCTACGCGCTCACCTTTACTATATACGAGTATGAGTGATTCACCCCGCGTAGGCTTTTGTTGTAAGTTCCAAACTGATGATAAGGTTCTCGTTAAGACGATGAACCAAGCATCAACCACCCTCACCGCGCTCCGTAAAATGGACCGCAAACAAGCTTATGATAAGATTAGTGGGCTGGTAGTTCACAACATCGATACGCTCATGCGGCAGCTCAAATGGATTTCTGAGCAACCACGTGAAATGCGATTGTTCCGAATTGGCTCCGACTTTCTTCCGGCATTTACCACCGACGACTTCTCATGGATCTATGCAGACGCGGATCTAAAGAAAGTTGTCGAGGATGGCCTATCGGCGGTTCGCCCATTTGCCGATCAGCATGGCATCCGTCTTTGTACGCATCCTGGGCAGTTTACCATCCTATGTAGTCAGAAGCCCACGGTGGTAGACAACGCTATTGTGGATCTGAACTACCATGCCTACATGGCGGAGAGTATGGGCTATGGAGCAGACTGGCATACCAGCGGCTTTGCTATTAACATTCATGCCAACAATAATCTCGATCCTGGCTTGGTTCAACTAAAGAACGTTATCAGCACACGTCTAAGTTCCACTTTGCGCAATCTGTTGACCATTGAAAACGATGAGTTCGGCTGCTCAATCGACGAAATGATCTCCGCCCAGTTGTACGAACATGTGGCGTTTGTTCTTGATATCCACCACCACTGGGTAGAAAGTGGCGGCGAGTATATCCTGCCCACTGATCCCCGCATCGACCGCTTCAAGGAAAGCTGGCGTGGAAATCGTCCCCTAAGTCATTTTTCAACTTCCAGTGAAGAATTGCTAGAAGGCTCTTGCTCTGTTGCACGACCAGACTTTATAGCGTTGTCAGAGGCCGGACACAAACCAGGCAAGTTGCGTGCTCACTCTTATGGTTGCTGGAATGAAGGCAGCAATGAGTGGGCGCTAAGTCACTTGGTTTGGACCGACATAGAGGTTGAGGCGAAGGGAAAGCAAATTGCGTCGAGGCAGCTCTACGACCAAGCGCGACGGGCCGGTTTGGTATCGGACCCCGATACTATGGCTAGTTGAAAGCCCTTTTGGGAACCTAGTAGCTGAGCTAAGTATCCTGATATATCTGACGTGCTTGATTGCATTCTACGCTCTGGATGATAGCTCTCTGAGCATTCTCGAAGCAGTTGCGCTAGTGGCTCCCACTGCGGGTTTTCTGTTCTACCTCATCAAGTGTTTTGGTCCGCCTAGCAAATGGTGGGCTCCGTATTTTGGTCACACAATCCGAGTCAACCGCGAGAGGGTATATGAGCAGGAGTCTCGTGGCCTTTCCTCGGAGGTCCAGGAAGAAATCTTCCAGTGGGTCGTCACTTCTTCAGGTCGGTACTGGTATCGCCACAATCCCTATTCATACAAGTTCCTTCGCCGACGTGACGCTATGCTGTTCAAGCTAGCGTGGGGCTGATGGATCCAATACCAACTCTCTACCTCCAAAGCTGTACGGTGTTCTGGCAAGATCTTGGTCTTACGGAACGCCGAAAGATGACCGATAATCAGCTGGGTCAATTGGCCACCTTTTGGAATAATGTTCTCGAAGAGTGGATAAACGATAGTGTCCACCATGACTGGAACAGTCATGACGCGGGTGTATGGTTTGCCAACCGCCACGATGCGATGATGTTTCTCCTACGCTGGAAGGGAAACTTTCTCTTCTAAGGAGTAAATATGTGGTACCCATAGGAGGTCCACATGAAAGATCTTATCTTTGAAGCCCTCGTAACCGAGGCACAGTTCCGTGTTGCAGAGCACACCATCAAAGGTGTTGAGCTCGATGAAGCAATCAATGAAGTTGCTCGCGAAATGGCACTGGAAGAATCCGAAGTCGAAGAACTGACTTCGCGTACCAAAAAGCAGCCCAGCAGTAAGCCAGTCCGAGAAGATGACGAACTGGACATGAGTGAACTTGTCGGCGATATGGGCGACGAGAGCACTGACGACCATGCTGACAATGCCATTTTCTTTGGCTCATCTGATGAACTTGAAACCGCAATGGGAGTTCTGATGTACAAGGGCATTCCATGGATCAGCAAAGGTGAAGACCATGTTGTGTTCCAGGATGCTAGCTTCGTGACTAAGGCCCATGAAGCACTCAAGCGTCGTTGGGACTTTGTCAACAAGGACGAGCGTACCGTTGCGATCTTGGAATTCGATAACATTGACGACTACAACAAGGTGCTTGATTTCATCGCTAGCAAGAACATGACAGTTCTAAAGGGCAGTAATGATGAGCTAGCGGCTGATCTAGATCAAGAGCTTTCAGAGGCAGAAGCCGCCCACAAGAAAGCCAAGAAGGATGCCAAGGAAACCGGTCAGCCTGTTCCTGAGGAGCCCGCCCAGAGCATGAGCTACACGGCTTTGCACAAGGACAAGCTCACCGATGTGAAGGCGCTAGACGCAGCCTATGACAACACTGCACGTTGTCTTCGCATTGTGAAGCGATGGAAATAATGACAAGAGTGCACCTG